AATCCATTTCGTCTGAATCCATTTCAAGTTCATCAACATCAACTTCCATCGAGTCGTCATCGACATCAACGTCCGCCATTGCATCAAGCTCAATCTCATCTTGCTCAGATAGAGACTCTTTTACCAACTGACTGATTTCTTCCTTCATAGTTGAAGCAAGTATTCCTTTTGCGTTTTCGGCTATAACATTCTCCACATTCTTCATTTGGAGCAAAGCCTCTTCTACTAAATCTTTTTGCGACATAGAATTTTTTTACTATAAATACTGCACAAACCACAAAAAATTAAATTTATGAGGTTACAATTTTTAATAGCAAAAAAAGGGGGAGTAAAACTCCCCAATTTAATTATTCAATTACTTCATCAATTTTACTTTCAACAATTGCCGTTATTCGCCAATCGTGTTGAAACCCTGTATACTTTTTGGTCACTTTAGCCTCAACATCTGTCGGAGAGTAACCTTTAACAAGTTTTTCTTCCCTCATTTTCTTTAATCTTCCTGAGTTTTCATCGGGTAACTCATAAACAACTTTCGCTACAAAATATTTTTCATCCATATGTTTTAATTTATTTACCCAAATAATCGGTTAATCTTTTCATTAAATCAACTGACTTGTCCAAACCTTTTTCTTCTTGACGAACTTTTCTTTCCTCATCGAGGTTTTCTTCGTAGTTGTTTCTATCCTCAGGGTTTGAAAATAGATAAGCTCCAGGTGTTGATGGTGACGATACGAGGTCAAAACAAATTAATTCAAAATCATCCTGAACTTCATTCTGTTCACCAACTTTTTTCAATGAACCAACTCCACGAGATGACACACCCATAGTAACACCTTGTCTCATCAAGTTAGCTGCGATATCACCTTTTGTTGATACAACACCCCTTTCGTGAAAACCTGGTGAAGTTAACAATTTGAGTTTTCCCATCAAAATATTTCCATCCCACCACACATCAGTGATTATGTGAGAAACTCTGTCTAAATCAATTAGGGAAGACTCAGGGTGGTTTAATTCAGAGGTTGATAAACCTTTTTTGATTGCCGTCTTATATCTATCAGCTTCTCTTTTCAAAATTCTTTCAGGGTAGACACGACCATTTCTATTTGGTACACCATATTTTTGTAGAACGGCAAAAAACTCAAAAGGATTTCTATAATCTATCTCTTTTTGTTCTTTAATAAAATCTTCATTTAATCTATCCTTCGGGTTTACGAAACCAGCATCCATCTCAATAAGAATACCTTTACCCGTCTGATTAGGTCCTAAAATCTTCATATCAGTTTTCTATTTCTCAATAAATATACTTCTTTAGATAGTTTGATAGATTTCAGAGTTTTTGGAGGATGAAAAATTAAAATGTTGATTATTGACAATATTCTCCCTGTAGATTTTTTTGATGATTTTTTTTATTGATTCTTTGATTTCATTTGATTTAAAATCTTGGGTAGTGGTTGTAAAAAGATTTATTTCTAAATTCATAAATGACTTCTTATCTTTTCTTATTCCACTTGTTCTAAGGTCCAAATCAACAATAAAGTTTTCTTCGAAAAGTTCTCTGTCTAAAGACCCAAAAACAGAGTGTTTTATCGAACGAGTCAAAGTATTAACTACGTTATTCCAATTTTCTTTATCTTCTAAAGGATTAACCCAAGTTTGAATGTTTATGTAAATTGATTTAAGTTCTTTTGAATCAACTGTACCGTAAAATGTTTTGAGTAAGTCGTATTGATTGATGTTAATTGTTTTTCCCTTCTTCATAGGGTAGATTACTACTTAGTTTATTTTTGAAAAAAATAGTAAAGATTTTTACTCAATCCAAATATATGTATGATATATGTTAGTAGTAAAAGTTGACTCAAATATAGAAAAAGCCCTGAAAACCTTAAAATCAAAGGTCATCAAAACAAAACAAAACCAAAGATTGGTTGAATTAAAAGAATTTGAAAAGAAATCTGTTAGAAAAAGAGAACAAATGAAAGTTGCAAAACATCTACAATTTCTTAAGACTCAGTCTGAGAAATAGATTCTTCCAAATGTTTTAATTTGATGTAGTTAACTTGTTCGAAGTTTTCTATTTTGATTTTTTCGATTGTCTCGGCCAATTTCTGTTTCATTTCATCTTCATTTTCTTTTTCAAGAAGATTCTCTAATTTTGAAACTGCAGATTCTTTTAGTTGAACAAATTCTTTTTCCAAATCCTCTGGTCTACTAGCCAAAATGTGAAACACTTCTTTTTTTGTTGACTCATCTAAATTTTCTAAATAACTTTGAATTGTTTGGTTTGCAATACTAACCATTGACTTTAACGGAATTTCAATTGATTCCTTTATAGTAATGTTATTACTTTTTAAAGTTTCTAAAATCTTCTTTTTTGAAACAATTCTTTCCTTCAAGTTGATGTTTTTGAAATACACTAAATTATCCAAATCTTGATAGTTGTTTTCTACCTTTTCTCCCCCTTTTGGTAAACTAACATTTTCTATCAAATGTCTGATTAATTCAATACCTTCGTTTAGGTATAACTCGGCATCTTCTGATGATAAACCTTGTGGTTTATACAAGTCATCATACAAAGAATATAACTTCGAAAAATTTTTATTTTCGAGAATGTTGTGTTTAAATTCTCTTAAGGTTTTCTTGAATTGAGCAGAGTCATTGTAGGACTCTACAAGGTTTTTTTCTACAACAGATTTTATTTGTCCAAAGGTCATTACGTGGGGATTTTCCAATAAATATTAGGAACCGAGTAACTTATCCAGTTCTTTCTCGATTTTTCCTAAACTTTGTTGTCCAACTCCCAAATCTAAAAACTTTTTACCAAACATATCTGATTCCAAAAGGATATTCATATCACGATTTGAAATACTTTCTGGTGTAATTTCACCCGGTGGTGGTGTCGGTGGTTCACCCCCTCCTAACTCTCCACCTGCTGGAGGTGGTGGTGCTGCTACCTCTCCTCCCAAATCTCCGCCAGCGAATGCTCCACCTAATTCAGGTGGTGCTCCGGCCTCTTCTCCTCCTGGTGCTGGTGTACCTGCAGGTGCTTTACCCGTACCATACAATTTATCGATTGTATCGAATATACCTGTCTTAACAATTACAGTTGGTGTTTGTTTGAGTTCTTCACCAACAGCTTTTTCCATTCTTTGTTGTAATAAGTCAACTCTGATTTCATCGTCAGACCATTGGAATAAATGTTTCTTAGCCCACGTTGATGAAGTTGCTGCAATACCTGAGCCAGGGTCAGTAACCATATCTTTATACAATAACATTTTTTCTTTCCAAATGTCAATTTTAAGAAGGTCTGCCTGAGTTGAGGGGTTTGTTAGTCCCAAAGTAAAGTTTGAAATTTCTTCTTCAAATCCCAACAAAAACAAGTGGATAATGGCAATCTTATTTAATTCCTGAACCATAGATTTTTGAATTCTATTGATGGTTCTTGCAAAACGAATATCCATAAGAGCTAAACTCTTTCCATCTCCGACCACGTCTTCGAAACCAAGAAACGCCTTAGGTATACGAAGAGCAGTTACAAGTTTTTTCTGAAGATATTCAATATCCGCAATTTCAGAAAGATTCTGAGCACCTGCCAAAGTATCAATTGGATTCGGTGCTGCGGGGTCACGAACAGGAATAAAATAATCTTGGTCAACAGCCATTTGGTTGAATCTCATATCAACTTGACCTGTTTTACTGTCAACAATTTGTTCTCTTTTGAACTTGTTTGCAACACGTTGTACATACGCTTCAACGTCGTCGTCGTTCATATTTCCTACGTAGACTTTAAATACTCTACGTTCTGGGGCTCTTGAAGTACGATATATCAACATCGCGTCCTCCGATAATAGAAGTTGTTTCCAAATTCTACGGGACTTTTCTAACATTGATGTACCATACGGCAATTTTCTATCGTCACCCAATAGTCTGAAGTGACCTATTTCCCAAGGTTGGAATTCCATATTTCTTGCTTTCCAATAGAATTTCAAACCTTTTTGTTCGTCCTCTTTTTTGATTTCGTAGTTTGACCCGTTCATCAAACCTCTCTCAATTCTTTCGATTTCAACGTTTGGTAATTGTTGACAACCGATAACACCCCCTTCAGGGTCCAATCTGAGATAAATAAAATTGTCACCATACTTACAAGTGTTACGAGTCCACATAGGTAAGTTTGTGTTGATATCTAAGTTATTGTTGAATAAATCCGCCAAAACAGATTTAATTCTTTTAGATTCAGAATAAATTTGGAGAACAAAACCATCCTCATTTGGTGTGGTAGATTCTTCAGCGTAGATATCAAGTGCCGCAGAAATCTCAGGAGTATATTCCATCGATTCATAATCGTAATACGACGCCAATCTGTTTGGTTCATAGTAAACCGCTTGTGTGTATAAGTTACTTTCAACCTTCGCAAATTGACCTGCTAAGTAAGATGTCTGACGAGCTTGTAATTTTTCTTTTTCATATTCAGCTTTATCGGTAGTTCTTAAAAGTTCTTTTTTGTCGAACTTGTATACAGGAAAATCCTGACTCATAAGAGCATCAGGACCCATTGCCCTACCTAATCGTTGCCATATGGTAAAATTCTTATCACTCATTATCTATAAATTTACTTATCAATCGTCTTTTATAAATACTACTTCGGACCAAACAACCATTTATATTGTTCGTAATCATTACGAGTAGGAGTGTAATATTTACTATTTTTTGTCATTGACCCTGGTGTCTGAGGTAATGATGGATTAAAGTATTTTGATTGGTCTTTGTTTTCGGAAATCATAGTTGTCCAAGAATCTAACATAGACTTGGTATGATTTTCAACTTTACTTAGTGAGGGAAATGCCGCCTCGGCTGCAAAACAAGCCATTGAGATTCCCATAATACAGTCATCGTGATGGCCTCTTTGGTGGTCAGGTCTTCCGTTTATGTAAATAAAAGTACCCATTTCATTTAAAAGTCTACTGGAACGAATTTGAAATTTGTGTCTAATTGCTTCCTCAAAAGATGCGATAATTTGAACCCTCTTTGCGTTAAAGTTTATACCTGGAATTTTTTCTTTTAACTTGGGGTCGTACTTCCATTTATTTGCAAAATCGACTCCCTCAATGTAAAA